TCCGCGGCAGCCTCGGGCCTTCCGACCCCACACTGCCTCCTGGTCGGATCCACAAGCACAAGCTGGCTGTCGCCGAGATCGCCATCGAGGGCCTGACCGTCTTTCGTATCCTCAACACCTACCAGCGGTACGACTGCTGGCGCGTGCACAACTGCGGCACCACTACCGTGCAGGTGTTGCTCCAGCTACCCGATGGCAACGCCGAGAGGGAGTTCGTTGGTCCAGGGGGAGTCCGAGCCTTCCGACGCCGACAGGACGGCACCTGGGCCACGCGCTGGCCTAACGGTGGCTTCTGTTACCATTTCTTCCCGTACTTCCCAGGAGACGTGCCGTATTTCGCCGAGGGACCGCCAAGCTGGCAGATACCCAACACATCGCCGTTCCTGGCCCTGGAACGCTCGGCCCAGGCCAACAACGTGGCCAACCCGTTCATCATGTTCGACTGGCTCCACACGATGGGCGCCCAGATCGACCCGACGGTGCATCACGACATCCGGCAGGTGTACCCCCAGACCTACGCCGACCCAGGCGATCACCGGCAGCAGCTCGGCGACCTGGTGTTCACCTGGGGACGTGCACAAGTCAGATACACCATCGACCCAAATGGCACCAATCCGACCTATGAGGATCGCGAAGTCAACTTCCCGGGTGTTGGGAGCTTAGTCCAAAGGCTGGAAGCGCTTGGCATTACTGTCGTCCAAAACCCGACCAGCATCACCCTCACCAGCCGCCGCGGTTACTTCCAAATCACACCCATCGACTGCAACATCTTCAACAACGGAGAGGGTCCGGTCTGGGAGATTAGCACGACACCAATAACAATTTCGACGGTCTACCCTCCATCCAACAACTTTGACTCATTCTGGTCTGCCGGCAATGAGGCAACCATCTTCGACAAGGCCATCGACGTACGCCGCCGACTGGCTGTTGAGGCTGGATTTATTAACGACTACGAAGACGTTCACGACATCACCGAGGACCGGGTCGGCCTACTCAGGCTGACGCCCCAGGGGCTGGCCTGTAGCGTTGGAAGCCCGATAGGCATCGACGGCAATATTCTGATTAATTTCGAGGCCTACGCCTCACAATTACAACTTTACGTCAAAAGCCGAAATGCAGGCTATGGCGTCGGTCCATGGACAGACTTCTATTTCTCTTCAAGAACAAAGACATCTTTGATCGCTCCATCGAGAAATGCAGCAGCAACATCTCCTGGGATACCGTGGCAGAATATGTTCCCCACCAAGATTGGGGACTCGATTCCAACCTCTACGACAATGTTGCAAGGGGCCATCAATGCGGCCTACATCCCACCAGGAGGGCCTTGGGGATTCAGCTCCGGCAACTACGACAACGAGCTGATGCGAGCCAGCACAGGTGACCCTGACTATCAATCCAGCAATGGCTACGAGGCCGACTTCTGGATCAACAAGTGGGGCGGTCCAAACGGTGTGGATGCCTCGGTTCGGATCCTGGGCAGCCCAAACAAAACGCCCAAGTTCGCCATCAAGCCCGACGGGCCAAATTCCTCATTTGTCACCCTGGTTCAGGTGGCCATCGACGATGTCTTCCGAGATCAACGAAATGCCCGGTTTGCTTCGACAGTTCCACTTTCAATGGCTTCTGCGGTCAATTCAAACGCTGATTATCTGACCTCGATCAAGTTTGACTGGCAAAGTAACACCTACATTTTCGCGATACCGTATTTTGCTAAAGGCCTTTTAAACGGCGGCCCAGGATGCGGCCCATTCTTCCACAAGATCCCGAAGAGCGCCTGGCTGTGGAACCTGCTGCAGTGGCGCCTCGACTCATGGACCGAGTCGATCTGCCTTTGCACCCAGAACTTCGCCCCGGGCCTGCCTGGATTCTTCGGCACCGGGTACGAGCCCGACTTCGACCTGGATGCCTGGTATCTCGACGCGGCCGGCTACGATCTTCTAAGCGGCCAGGGCGTCCAATGCTTCCGCGGCGAGGACAGCTTCTCGACCGAGTATTTCTTCGTACCGCCCCAAAACTTGCAGACCTGGTGCCGGAAGTTCGGCTTCACGTCGGGCAACTGGGATACGGAAAACGGCCAGCCGACTGAGTTTCCAGCGGTGGTTGCGACCCGTATGAAAAATTACCACAGCTACTCGCAACGAGAGACCCAGAGGGTCATCTCCTACTTCGACGCAACGATCAACGCTCAGACATTTATGAGCCTGAGTTACGTCGACCTGCGGAGAATTTGACCCCTGTTTGACCCCTGCAAACATTGGGTTTTCTCTCAAATCTACAGAAAAACAGTTTTCTCTGTAGACGGAAGGCTGGGCATCGCCCATCTTGATCACGTCAAAGGCAACAACAACAGCAAACCAAAGCAAAACATGAGCAACATCATCACCGTCCAACTTCCGACCGAGACCTCCTACTGGGGCAGCACCGCCACCGAGGCCGACGTCTACCGCATCATCGGCAACTTGGAGATGATGATCCGAAGCCAATTCCCTGACGTCGACATCGACTTCCAGCATATGCAGGAGCCTCGAGGCCGCGGAATCTTTGGAGACGACGAGTCGATGATGGATTCCATCTACCAATTTATCCAGGACAACTGGACCGCCGCCCTCTGACAACTTTAGCCCCGGGTGGGGCCAATACCACCCCCAGGGGCGCGACTGGCCAACGCGCAAACAACCACCACCAAAGCAAACAACAGCAACACTATGAGCAACATCCTCTTCCAACCCACCACCTGCATCCACTGCCAAGGACCGCTGCCCGAAGACCGGGAGATGGGCAACTTCTGCTCGATGCCCTGCTTCCAGGCATTCGACCATTCCAACGGCGACCTGCACGACTACAAGTCGGGGATGTACATCCGGCCGGCCACACTGGTCGAGGCCGAGACTAGCGCTGTGGTAGCCATAATCGACGGCGGCCACGGCATCATAGTGGTCGATGGAATCTCCTGCTACGTCCAGCCATGAACCTTACCAATCTCATCACCGCTCTGATAGCGGTGGAGTCCTCGGGCAACGATCTTGCCATCGGCGACAACGGACGCGCCCTTGGGCCATTACAGATCCACCGCGGTGTGGTGCAGGATGTGAACCGATTCACTGGGTCGCACTACCGCTGGGAGGACATGACAAACCGGGCAGCAGCCCGAGCAGTCTGCCAGGCCTACCTGACCCACTACGGCCGCGGCGCCACCACCGAGCAGTTGGCCAGGAGATGGAATGGGGGCCCGACTGGCGACCGCAAGACGGCGACGGTGGCTTACTGGCGCCGGATACAGAAGGTGATCAAATGATTTTCCTAGGCTTGGCTTGGCTAGGCGCGGCACGGCATGGCAATGCCCGGCCCGGCTGGGCAAGGCGTGGAGGGGCGAGGCAATACGTCACCTGGTACGGCAACCAGGACAATTTTTCAGGGATTGGTCTGGCAAGGCAAGGCCGGGCGGGGCGGGGCGGTTCCGGGCCCGGCATGGCAAGGCAACAACGCCTGCCGGTGAGCGGTATCACCGGACACTTTCGGTAAAAAAAACAAGGCAACCAAAGCAAAACAACATGAAGCAAATCAAAGTCAAACTCACCGGGCTTCGGCCTCTCATCATGCACAACGGCCTGATGGCGGATCCGACTAACCCATACACCGTGGCCATCAAGAAGATCACCTCCAAGGGATCCAAGAAGATGACCATACACGATCACCAGGAGCGCGACCGCTTGGAATGGGAGGCCGGCCTCTACTGGTCCGAGGCCGAGGGCGGCATGGTCATGCCTTCCGACAACATCGAGCGCTGCATCCAGGAGGGCGCCAAGAAGAGCCGCCTGGGCAAGGACTTCGCCGCGGCAGTCTTTCTATCCGAGCACGAGGTGGCTGTTCACCACCGGAAGATGGGCCAGTCGAAGGAGCAGATCTACCAAGACCCGGCCTACACCATCCGAAAAGGCGTCAAGGTTCAGCTCGCCAGGATCATTCGGATCCGGCCACTGATTCCGACCGGCTGGTGGCTGGCTTGCACCATCGAGTTCGATGAAAGCATCGTCAACCAGGCTCAGGTGATCGACTCCACACGGGAGGCCGGCGCCATCATCGGCCTGGGCGACTGGCGACCGAAGTTCGGCCGGTTCACTGTCGAGGTGGTTTGATTTTTCGTGGTACGGCTGGTCCAGGCGCGGCAAGGCAAGGCGCGACCAGGCTTAGCAAGGCAGCACGCGACCCGGCGCGGTATCCGGGACAATTTTTCAGGGTCGGGCTCGGCACGGCAGGGAGCGGCAAGGCAGGGCATGGCAGGGCCGGGCAAGGCAACACGTCACTGGGTACGGTAACCCAGACAATTTTTCAGGGATAGGTGAGGCACGGCGGTGCGAGGCCGGGCGAGGCACGGTCCGGCGTGGAACGGCTCGGCGTGGACGGGCCTGGCAAGGCTTGGCAACAACGCTTTCCGGTGTGCGGTAACACCGGGCAACTTTCACAACATGGAAACACAAGACATGATCAACGAAGAAGAGGTCCGGCGCCTTCCGCTCTGGAAGGACTGGATCGAACGCAACGAGCACCGGCTGGCCTACGGCCTGACCGTGACCACCGAGGAGATGGAGGCAGCATTAGAGGAGAAGTTCGGAAGCGTGGAATTTAACATGGAAATCTTGAACATCCGGATAGTGCTGCGGCACCGAGGAATGAACTTCAGCCAGAGGGGCCTCCGCGGGGCTGGCTTCCATATCGCGCTTCCCAATACCAACGCCGACGAAATGGAGCGCATGAACCGGCTGGCAATGAACAGCCTCAAGGCCTCGGTGATCCTAGGCACCAAGACGAACCTCAACCTGCTGTCGGAATGCGAAAGGAAGAGGCACGAGGCCGTCACTGAGAAGATGGCGCATCGTGTAGCCCTCCTGGGCAGAACATCATCCAGCCTCGGCCAGGAGATCTCGAAGCAGCTCACCCAATGAACAAGCCTAAGACCATAAACGTGACACCAACCACCCACCAAAAACTGCGAGCCTACTGCCTCGCCAACGGCCTCAAGATCCAGGCGGTGGCCGACCATGCGATCTTGGCCTGGCTAAAGAAGGCCGCCCGATGAAACGGATCTTGGCTATCGACCCAGGGATGTCCGGCGGCCTGGCGCACTACGCCGGCAACCGGGTCACCCTGGAGCCCATGCCGACGACCGACAGGGACATCCGAGATATCCTGGTCAACTTCCTGTCCCAGTCGGATGTCTGCTACATCGAGAAGGTGGGCGGATACATCGGCGGCAAGGGAGCACCCGGCAGCGCCATGTTCCAATTCGGTCGCAATGTCGGCTTCCTACATGGCCTCATCGCCAGCATGAACACCAGGTGCATCGAGGTGACACCACAGCGCTGGCAGAAGACTTTGGGGGCTGGAACCAGCAAGACCCATGGAACGCGCTGGAAGGGCCATCTAAAGGGCTTGGCGCAGCAACGGCAACCTTCACTCCACATCACTCTAAAGACGGCAGATGCGGTGCTTCTGTTGGAGCACGCTTTGATTGCGGAAGGAGTCAAATGAGCAAAAAAGAAGACAAAGAGCAGTATCGAATCACATTCAAAGGGCTTCTTTCTATCTATCTGCCCGACAAAGTTATGAACGAAGTCCTAACCGCAATCGAACTGTCCTGCCGTCGCAACGGCTGGGGCATTGCAATCAACGAAGAGAACCGACTGGACTTTGTGCAAATGCAACAAGTGAAGGAGGCGAAATGAGCGATACAATCATCCTTGATAGCAAAAAGTGCAACGCACAGTTACTCACAATCCACTCCGATGGACGCATCACTGTAGCCGAGCATCTTAAACCTACGGAGACAGCAGCCGAGGTGCTACGGATCATGCGAGAAACATGGATGGCCGACGCACAGGCCACCAAGATTCGTGAGCAAGAGGAGCGCATCAAGCGGTTGGAGGAGGCTGGTGATGAAGCGATTTACAAAACGAACCTGTTCGACCGAGAGTTGCATTGGAACAAAGCCAAGGAGGCAAAGCCGTGACACCAGAAGCACAACGAGTAGCTATCGCAGAAGCGTGTGGGTGGAAGAACGTAGCACCACGGATCGTCAAAAACGTAAAGCATCAAGGCGACGATATAACAGTTGGAATCTGGTCTGATAATGGGTGGATTCCCGACTACCTCAACGACCTCAACGCCATGCACGAGGCGGAGAAGACACTAACCTACGCGCAAGGTGGAGAGATGACCCTATGGATTCAGCGCATGACTTGTGCAGGATATGGTCCGCAGCTATTTGCAACAGCATCCCAACGCGCAGAGGCATTCCTTCGCACGATTGGAAAATGGAAGGAGGCGAAATGAACGATCATATTCCTGACGCCACGAAAATGATCAGCGATACACCGAGGACGGATGCTGCTAGACCGCCATACACGGAGCTTCAAGAATTTGTATCGGCAGAATTCGCTCGCACACTTGAACGCCATCTTAACGCAGCTAACGAACTCATCGTGCGGCTTCAAGCAGTCACCAACGACCCTCACGCACTGTGGGTAAATTGGTTGCGTGGGAGCGTTGCTCTGCCGGTGGGCATCGGTGACGTAAGGGAGTATCAAGACCGCATCAAGCGGTTGGAGGAGGCGGGGAATCAAATGGAGCTAGTGCTTATCTCGTTCCAAATTTTCTCTGATTTCCGTAAATCTGACTCAATCCGTGCGTCCTTGAACTGGAACAAAGCCAAGGAGGTTAAGCCGTGAGCGACACACCGAGGATGGACTCTGCGCTTCGTAGGGCGCAGGAAGATTACACTGAATCATATCTAGTGACTGAAGGCCTGAAACTCGAACGCGAACTCAATGCAGCAAACGACCGCATCAAGCGGCTGGATGAAACATTGGAAGCTGTTACCGATAAAATTGATACTGCGTGGGGAATCTACATGAAATTTAAGGAGCCTAAGCTGTGAACAACCATATTGGTGACGGCAACAAAATGGTCAGCGACACGCCCATCTCTGACAGCACTCCGCACAACGTCGCCGACTTGGCAATGTTATGCCGTAGGTTTGAGAGGTTTGCGGCAGGGCGACAGGCGCGCATCGACCAGCTAGAAACCGAGAACGACGCAATGCGAGCGGATCTGCTGTTGTGGCGGGAGGACAAATGGCGTGAGTGATACACCCTAAACCATGAACCAAATAAAATGAAACACCTGCACGAACTGCCGGAAGACCACCGGCTAAGGAACGTCGCCATCCAGGACATTGATGTCAGGATCCGCTGCCGTCACACCGGGACGACTCGCAATCCTCGACTCTGGAAGATCAAGCACGACACCTACAATCGCCTGGGCGACTCTTGGAAGACCAACTTCGACTTCATCCTGCAATGAGAGACTTCGACGTAGCCTTCACGATGATCGAATACGGCGGGTCATTCGTTCGCAAACTCGGTGCCGCGGCGCTGGTGGCCGATCCAGAGAACCTGGCGAAGATCAAGGCAGCCTGGCCCGAGTACTGGTCACAATACGACCGCATGGCGAAACAGCTTTCGGAGGTTGAAAAGCAATCCTCCAAGTAAACAACAACAACACAACACAGCAACAACATGGGTATCACAGTATCAACGAAACAAACAGGCGGCACCTTCACACCGTGCCCAGAGTACACCGGCCGCGCGGTGTGCGTCGACATCACGCCGCTAAAGACCTATGAGACCGAGTATGGGCCAAAGCAAAAGTTTAAGATCGCGTTCGAGTTGGACATGATTGACAGGACACGCACCCCTGTGCAGCCCTGGGTAGTGATGACGGCGCCGATGACCGCCAGCCTGCATGAGAAGGCCGGCCTGACCAAGTTCCTCCGAGATTGGCACGGTCGGGCCCTTACCGCCGAGGAGACCACCAGCCTCGACCTGGACAGCCTCATCGGCCGACCGGCCACCGTGGTGATCGTCCATGAGCAGAGCCAGGACGGCACCAAGACGTTCTCGAACATCAAATTGATCATGGCTCACAAGAACGGCGAGCCGCTCAAGCCCTCGGGCCTGTGGGTACGGATGGAAGACAGGCCGCCCAAGGATGATGACCAGGTGAAGACGGTGGTGCCGGCTACCGCGGCGCCGGTCAAGATCTCGGATGTGAAGGTGCACGTCGGCAAGTTCAAGGGCGTGCTGATCTCCGAGCTGACCGACGACGCTGTGCGAGGCCTGAGTGAGCACTGGTTACCAAAGGCTAAGGTCAGCGCCGGAAAGAGCCCCGAGGACATCCTGTTGATCGCCGCGGTGACCAAGCGCTTGCAGGAGATCGAGGCTAAAGATCAACCCAACTTCGACGACGTTCCCTTCTAATGAAACCGAGGAAGCCCTACGTTAAACTGGTCGACAAAGTTCCCGAGGTGGTTCGGATGCGCTCCGAAGGCAAGACCCTCGATGAGATCGGAAAACATTTTAACCTGTCTCGCCAGCGCATTAAACAGATCGAGCAGTCGGCCGAGATGCATGAGGAGATCCTGCGCCAATGGGGATTCCCGTTTACGGTCAGGACGTTTAACACCCTCGAAAGGCTGTGCGTTAAGAGCCGCGACGAGGCCTTGCAACTCTACAACACCGGCCACCTTCGACCAGGAGCTGTCCGCGGATTCGGTTGGGTAAGCTATTTCGAGATCTGCGAATGGCTTGAAGTACCGACAACCCGGGAGCCGATCAACTTCCTCGTCTGCCCCCATTGCGGCAAAAAGATCTAACCACTTTCCGGCAGCCTGTTGCTGTCGGGGACTCGTAGTGCCGGGGGCGCGCATCGGCCGACAAACGCGCAACAACTCTCAACAACTCTGACAAATGCCAGCCAATCCAAACATTTACTTCGACATAGAGACCGGGCCTCTACCGCTCGAGCAGCTCAACATCCCAGCCTTTAACCCAGCCGACGTGAAGCTCGGCAACATCAAGAACCCCGACTTGATCGCCGAGAAGCTCCAGAAGGCCGAGGAGAGCCACACGGCCGACTACATTCGCAATGCCGCCCTGGATGCCTTGTCGGGCCAGGTGCTGTGCATCGGCTACCGGGTCGATCACCAGGAGCAGAACATCCTCTGCGCCGATGCCGACGGCGAGGCCCACCTGCTGCGACAATGGTGGGCGCTGCTCAACTATTACGAGCGCCAGCCCCAGTTGATTGGATTCAACGTCAAAGCCTTTGACTTGCCCTTCCTGATCAAGCGGTCCTGGCGCCACAAGATCATGCCGCCCTACTGGTTACGCAACGGCCGCTACTGGTCGGAGCTGGTGGTCGACCTTCGCGAGGTGTGGCAGCTCGGGGACAACAGGGCTCACGGCAGCCTAGCGTCTATCTCTAGGCACCTGGGACTGGGTGAGAAGTCAGGGAGCGGCGCCGACTTTAGCCTGCTGTGGAACACCGACCGCCAGGCAGCCATCAACTACTGCCTCCAGGACGTGAAGCTAACCCAGGCGGTGGCTGACATCCTGATGCCGGCTTACTGAGGGCTGGACATCGAGAAGGAGAGCAGATAAGGAAGACCCGTCAACGTGAGCTGTGAGAGGTGAGCGTTGAACCTTCAGAGAAAACATGATCAATCAATTTTTCCCCGTCCGTATCGTGAACGTCGCGTTGTTTCTCCGCGATTCCTCACCTCGATGCGTGACGGGGTTTTCTGTTTGAACCATGACCTATTCCGAAAAACTCCAAGATCCGCAGTGGCAGAAGATGCGCCTGAAAATAATGTCCAGAGACGGCTTTCAGTGCGTAAAGTGCTTATCGAAGACCAACACGCTGACGGTTCACCACTTTTACTACATCTCAGGAAGGCAACCTTGGGAATACCCCATCTCATCAATGTACACACTCTGCCGGCAGTGTCACACCGAGGGGCATGATGAATCGTACTCAAGAATGACGTACTTTGATTCCTGGGAACACTCAGCAATGATTGAGATTCAAAGGCAGATCAAAATGCAACAAGAAGAAGAAGAGTGCGACGAAGGGTGTTTGTATTCCATCGCAAAGGCGTCCGAGAACGCAAATCTGGACACAATGGAAGCTGTCAATTTAATCAAGGAAGCCGCTGACAGCGGCATCATGACAAATGGCTGGTTCTTGTTGCTAAGATGCCAAATTGACGCCTTGGACTTTCAAAAGGAAAACGACCTATGAGAATCCGCACGATCAAGCCGGAGTTCTTCCATCATGAGGGACTGTTCGAGGCCGAGCTGGAAACCAAGCTACCGCTCCGAGTGGCCTTTGCTGGCCTCTGGTGCATTGCTGACCGGGAAGGCCGTTTTAAGTGGGAGCCTCGCCGCATCGGTGTGCAGGTGCTGCCCTACGATGGCGTCGACTTTTCACGCGTGCTCGACGCGTTGGCCACGCGTGCTTTCGTTCTCAAGTATCGCGTGGGTGACGCGTGCTTTGGATGGATTCCGAGCTTCCTAAAGCACCAGGTGATTAACAACCGGGAATCGCAGTCTATTCTGCCGGATCCAGAAGGAAACATTGAGCAAACCCCAATAAACACCGAGGAAATTGACGCGTGCCCCACGCGTGCCCCACGCGACGACCACGCGGGTCAAGGGGAAGGGAAGGGAAGGGAAGGGAATGGAAAGGAAGGAGTTTCGCAGAAAGCCTTGAGCCCTGACCTTGAAGCCTTCCGCCTACGAGTCGGTGCAATGATCCGCCGTCGACCCAGCACCCAGTGGAGTGCGAAAGAGATCAAGGCCTTGAAAGAGATCTTCGACTTTAACACTCCAGAGGAAGACCTGGTTGCCCTGGAAGCACGTTACCAGTCGGACGACAAATACCTTCGACGCGAGCTGATGACCCTGTTGAACAACTGGAACGGAGAGATCGACAAGTCTCGAAGCACCTCCCCCTCTGGAAACAATGGCACCGGCGCGTACATCGCCAACATATCGGACTACCAATGAGCGACCCCTACTTCGCCGAGGACGACGAGTTCGGCCTCCTGGGCGCCTGCCTATCCGGTGGCTCGGATGTCTGTTACGAGGTGTTCTCAAGGATCACCACCGAGGCTATCCAGAACGACAGCCTGCGCCAGATCTACGAGGTGACCAAAGGCCTGGTCGCCAAGACGGAGCCGGTCAACCTCCAGAGCCTGGTCAAGGAATGGAAACGCTCGATGCCTGGGACTCCGGTGCCTTTCGATGTGCTGAACCGCTGCGACGAGATATGCGCCAGCCCGTCCAACCATCCCGAGTTCTCCAAGGCTGTCCTCGAGGCCCATCACCGCCGGCAGTTACGCTTTGCCGGAGACCGTCTGATTCGCGACTCCGCTGTCTCCACCCTGTCTGTGGATCAAATCGTCGCCAATGCCGAAGCAGGGCTCACCGTCGAGGCATCCAAGGAAGAGGTGCAACCCTGCAAGTCGGTAGTGAGTCGGTTTATCGACTCTACCCAGGAGCGATTTGCCAGGAAGGGCCACCTGTCCGGCATCACCTCCGGCTTCCGGCGCCTGGACGCAATGACCGACGGCTTCCAGTTCGGCGAGCTGGCCATCATTGCGGCCAGGCCAAGCATCGGAAAGACCGCCATAGCCATCGCAATAGCCCGGGCAGCAGCCATCGAGCACCGGGTGCCGACCCTGTTTATATCGCTGGAGATGTCCGACGAGTCTATCGTTCGCCGAATGGTCTCGACCGTAGGATCCATTCCAATGCAGGACATCAAGACCGGCGACCTGGATGAAGGCGGAATGAAGGCTATGGCCAGCGCTTCCGCTAAGGTGGCCGGCAGCCCGATCTACTTCGTGTCCGGTTCCGGTGTGTCCGGCATCGCCACCATCACCGCGGTGATCCGCCGGGCTGTTAGGAAGTGGGGCGTCAAGCTCGTCCTAATCGACTACCTCCAGAAGATCCACGGGAGCAAGGCGGCCGAAAAGAAAACCTATGAGATCGCCGAGGTATCCGGTCGACTCAAGGCCATTGCTTCCGACACCAAGACCGCGGTGGTCGCCCTGGCCCAGCTCAACCGGGAGAACGAGAAGGACAAAGGCCGGGTGCCTAGACTCACCGACCTGGCCGACTCAGGACAGATAGAACGTGACGCCGACCTGGTGCTGCTGCTCAACCGGGAGCGCAACCAAGCCAACGGCGAGGCCATCATCGCTGTCGCCAAACAACGAGACGGCGAGTGTGGCCTCGTGCCTCTGTGGTACGAAGGCCAGTTCTGCCGGTTCACCGACCCATCACCATCCTTCCAATGAAAATACCCTACGACCTCGACCGCATCAAACTCCTGCACGAAGCCAAAGACCTGGTCGCTAAGGCAGTCCAGCGTGGCTGGATGTCCTACCCGCACTCGGTAAAGCTAAGCGCCCTAGGCACGCCCATCGTCGTGACCGAGGACCAGGAGCCCGACTACTACGAGATCACCGCCACCGCCCAGGATGCCGACGTGTGTCGCAAGGCCTACGACTTGCGCGAGCGTAACCTTAGCCTCGACGATGTGGCCAAGGCGTGCGGTGTTGCCCGTGGTTCGGTGGCTTACATCATTGCGAAAGGCCATGAGATGTATTTAAGGCAGCAAAGGATAGAGCATAGTACAATAGACACCTCTGTTAAACCTGCAAATATGTAAGGAATCTTTTGCCATATCTCCAATAACAGGTGAACGCGAGAC